TTAAAACAAGCCTGCCGGTTCGTCCTCAACATCCCAACTGAAGATCAGCACCTCTTTGGCGTCTGAGCCTTTGCCGCCGCCGACGGTGTAGCGTATATCGGTGGTTTCGATGTGGTAGTCCGCGAAGATCCGGCGGATGTCTGGGTGGTCGTTGAGGCTGATGATGGCCTTGCCTTTGAGCTTGGCTAGCATGCTCGCCATTTCCTCGTACTGTTCTATGCCAAAGGGTACCCCATATCCCTCCGTCTGCCAGTAGGGTGGGTCCATATAAAAGAGGGTATGTGGTCGGTCATAACGTTCGATGCAATCCTGCCAGCTTAGGTGCTCTATAAAGGTGCTTGATAGGCGCAAGTGCGCCGCTGATAGCGTCTCCTCCAGGCGCAGCAGGTTTAAGCCTGGCGTCGTGGTGGTAGCGGTGCCAAAGCTCTGGCCTTCAATGCGGGCCCCGAAGGCGTTTTGCTGTAGGTAGTAGAAGCGGGCTGCCCGTTGGATGTCAGTGAGCGTTTCAGGCCGTGTCATCTTCAGCCACTCGAACACCTGGCGGCTTGAGAGTGCCCATTTAAACTGCCTTACGAACTCTTCCAGATGGTTCTGCACTACGCGGTATAGGTTCACCAAGTCACCGTTTACATCGTTGAGTACTTCCACCTCGGCAGGAGATGGGCGCAGGAAGAAAAGCGCGGCCCCTCCTGCGAAGGGCTCTACGTAGCACTGGTGCGGCGGCATTAGTGGGAAAATACGGTCAGCGAGACGGCGCTTGCCGCCCATCCAGGGAATGATTGGGTTAGCCACGAGGCATCTCCTTTGGTGGTTTGGAGCTCGTGGCTCTCTGCTGGTTTAAGTGCTTACAACGCGGGCACTTGATTTCAATGAATTGATAGTCGCTGGCGGTGGCCAGCTTGCGGCTGCACTGTTTACAACGGATTTCAGTTAACACTCTGTCAAGCCTATAACGAATCTAACGTTTAGCTTAGACTCTCTAACGCCTCGCGAGGCGGGGGAGTCTTGGCCGACTTGCAGGTGTGTGCTGCTTGTTGGTGTCCACTGTTGGTGTTACCGCACCTTCGGTGGTCACTCCCTTCTACGTTTTATTCAGCGTTGCTCCATTCGATGGCTTCCAGGCCTTCCCGATCCTCGGCCTCCAGGGCTGCGGCAATATCGTCCTCCAGCCGCTGTCGCTTGCCAGCGACGCTTGTAGCTAAGGTTCGGTACTGGTCCGCCTTTTCGATGACCTTCGGCGCTAAATACTTTACCGTCACCCCGCGTGCCTCGGCGATTCCGGTTAGCGTCGGGGTTGGCGCCGTGTTGTCAGCTGTCCAGGCGCGGGCTTCATCTTCTTGATCTCCCCATGTTTCCCGTTCGAAATCGGGGTATAGACTACGTATGTCTGCGACCGCACGTGCAGCAGCCGAATCGATCTCACCGCGCTTTTTGGCGGCGAGAGTGTCGAGATCGTCCGGCGGGATCGGCACCCATGACGGGCGGCCTTTTTCATCGGCGCCGCGCTGCATTCCGTCGGGTGGCTGGCTCTGACCGTAAGTTTTCCATTCGGCGTCAGTAACTTTGATCGCGTCAACTGGCCAGGACCCGTTCGCTTGATAAGTGCTACGCATATTAGTCGGGTAAAATGCTTTTTTCGTTGCGCTATAGTGCATTTTTTTAACTCTCATTTATCGGCCGATCGAGATGATTAATCCGGTGTAATTAGTCGAGTAATACATTGTGATTGCTTCTTGTGTTGCGTTTCTATAGAGCGCCGTTCCGGCTGACGTTCCCGAAGTTGATGCCTGCATGAGCGCTGAACGATAGTGAGCCTCCGGAAAAGGTATCGGGAATTGTGATGTGCGTTCTCCTGCGCTTCCTGCTTGATTTAACCACTGAAAAATAAAGCCACCCATCCAACTAGGTAATGCCAGATAACCATCGCTGCCCGCGCTAAACGAGACACCCCAGCGCATTTTTTTCGGCGTTACCACTGTCGCGTCATCGTCTCCCGCATCTACAAGGGCTTGGGTTGCGACCTTTAGCATGCCCTGGAGAGTTTCAGAAGCGACCGGCTCTGATCGCTTCCAGTCGGCTTCACCGTCAGACTCAATATTGCGGCTATCGCCCACGACAATGCTTAAGTTTTCTTCAGCTTCAATCGTGTCGGTGTCATCCGGTGTAATTGTGACTGCGTTGGCATTCGCGGTGTCGGTGCGCACTATTCGATAGCTAACGCCAGGATTACTAACGGCACTGGGCAGAGTGATTGAAACGGCTCCGCTGGTCGCATCGATCAGCACTAGCCCAGCGTCGGCAACTGTCAACGCCTTTGGGGAGCCGGATGCGGTGATCGTTGTCACATTACGAGCCGTGAGGCGCGTGAGTGCGCTAACAACCTGATCTAGTTCCTGATGATCGGGCGTTAGACCAGCCTCTACGACGACACGTCGTAGGCTTTCGGTAATCATGTGGTACCAGTACGGGCCTGGGATCGTTGCGGGTACACCCTGGGCGGGATTACCACCGGTGGGGTAGCCGATGCTCGGGTCAGTGGGTGGCTGGGGAGCCGAGTCCGAGGTGTTGCGTTGATAGACACGATCTACCATGAGGTTTGCTCTCCATAGGCGAAGATGAGGATGGAATGGGCCGGGGCGAGCCGCTCGAATACGCATTCGAGGCGCTCATTGCCCCAGGTGGCCAGGGCTTCGTTGACGCCGCTGTTAACGGTCAGCGCTCGCACGGTCTCTTCGGCGGCGCGGATGGTCCAAGCCCAGCGCCAATCGATGCTGCGTATCGGCTCGCTGACGTCACTGCCGACGGTGTGGGCGGTGTAGTCCTCGACCTCGATGTCGTAGCCGAGGTCGGCTGCGAGGCCGATAAAGTAGGGTCGTGACGCGCCACCGGTGCCGGTGAGTACGCGCACCACGGCGTCTTGCCGTTCGCTGACGGTTTGCTCGCCAATAACGCACGGATCGGGCATGGCGGTGACGCGCTCCCAATCGGGCAGCAGCTCCGAGGTGGTACGCGGATCGGCCTCCTCATGCAGTGACGCCGCGCGCCCGTCCACGCGGGAAAACGCTCCCGCTCGGGCCTGGGTGAGCCGCTGCCATTGGCTGTCTGTCTCGCGTGGTAACGCGCGGCCTGGCGGCGTTAGCGCATTGAGTTGATCGGCATAATCGTCGCGGGTTAGAGCCATGAGATTGCTCCGCGCACGGGGATGTCGTTAACGCCGTGGGTGACATCGGCTGAGGGGCTATCCAGCTCATGGCGGCTGTCACCGGCGGCGACGTAGATAACGCCCGATAGCTGCTCGCGGTAGAGCGTGCCGCCCGGTTCGGCGGTTTGGCCGAGGAAGTCATCCAGCGCAGCCTGCACACGGCTGCGTGCTGCGGCAGTGTCTGGTGTGAGGCGAATAGCCAGCTTCAAGGGTGAAGCCTCGGGGGCAACGGCATAGAAGCCGCGTGCCGTTACCGGACGAACGTCATCAACGTACTCATCCACCGCTTCAACCACGGCGGCGGTAGGGATTATGTCGGCTAGATCGTCGCACACGAAGCGCACGGTCACCTCGCCGATGTCGGGCTGGTGGCGAGAGACCCAGACGCGGGTAATGTCCGGGTGGGCTTCGCGTACCCACATGATGTAGTCGTCTGCATTGCCGCCGTGAGGCTGGCGCTGGATGCGCTCCAACAGCCGTTCGCGCAGGCGGTCGTCGCGCTCTTGCTCGGCCCCGCCGGTAAGGCCGTCACCACCCACGGTGGCTTCGCCGTCGATGCCGCTGACGGCGCGCACCAGGCGTAGGGTCTCACCGGCGGCCAAGTTGGCTTCATCACCGGCATCAACGGCGGTCACATCGCCGGTCACTTCGCCGCTTTCGTCCAGGGTAACGGTGCTATCAAGCGTGTAGCGTATGCCGTCTTTCTCGAATTCCTCACCCGCCAGCAGTTGCGCCTCCGGGTTACCGGTAAGCAATACCGGGCCGGTGGCCGCGACTTCGCCTTGGCGGTAGATGCGCCAAATGCTTGCCCAGCGTTCTAGCCATTCGGCCTCGGCGGTGTCGATAATCAGCTGCTTTGACAGCCAGGCGAGATAGCCATAAAGGCCATGCACCGCACCGGCATCCACATCGGCAATCACGCGCAGCATGGCGCGGCGTAGTGCCGGGTTGGCGTCGGAGAGCCGCCCGCGCATGTCGGCGCGGATCTGTTCAGCCAGCTCGGTTAGTGTTGGGGATTGCCAGGGCATATTAACTCCACACGTACTGGTAACGGTCGGCGAGGCGGCTGCCATCGCCTCGCTTGATGATCACTTTTAGCCAGAGCACGTCGCGGTCGAGGGTCTCGGCGGTGACGTCTATCTCGGTCGCCACGCCATCCTCCAGCAACCAGGCGAGCGCCTCGCGGGCGTAGGCCTCGGCGCGGCGGCGCACTTCCGGCAGTTCTTTTTCGCGGCCTAGCAGCCAAAGGCGGCTGCCCCATTTATCGCCCTCGGTATCGGCGATGGCATCGGCCCACCAGCCGCGCCGGTTATCGGTGCCGTCGGGGATGATGTCGTCTGGCTCGGCGCGCCGATCGCACAGCAGCGAGAGCGCTACGGCAGTGCGCAGGCCGTCGTCGGTGGCCAGGTCGCCGTCGATCAAGGCGACGTCCAACGCCTGGTCAAGCCAATCCAGGGTGATATCCATCAGCTCATCTCCTGGTTGGGTTTGTTGGTGGTACCACCGCTATCGCCTGGGTGATTGTGGCCGTTGTAGGTATCGCGCATGCCCTGCATGCTGCCAGTGCCGTCGCTGATATCGCCCTGGGCTTTGATGTTGCCGGTGGCGAAAACATCCGGGGTGGCCAGGGTGATTGAAGTGCTTGCGGTGATCGTCACCTTGGGAGCAGTAACCTCGACCGCTGAACCGGCGTTTAAACGCACGATGCGGCCGCGGTTAAACACCAGCTCATCGCCTTCATCGGTGTAGAGCGCGACTTCACCTTCGGCTAGCCCTTTCTTGCGATAGCGGCGGTCGGTGGCCAGCAGCGCGACCAGGTGGCCACGGGCACCACCTACAGCAGCGGCGATGGCTTCGGCCCCTTGCAGCGGGCGAGCTGTGAAGCCGTAGGGCTCGATATGTTCTACCTCGCGGGTTTCATCACGCAGCAGGTCGAGCTGGAGAATTTGCAGCCCTTTGGCACTGTCGGTGCGGGTGACCACGGCGCGGCTGATCAACAGGCGCAGCCGACGCCACAGCGGGCTGAGCAGCTTGGTTGTCTCGCGGCCTACCATACGTCGCTCTCCCGTTCCGGTTCTTGTGCGGCTTCAATGTCGTAGCTACTCAACGGGGCAACGCGGATCTCCGCACGTTCGCCGCGCTCATCGAGCAGCAGCTGCACTTCTGTAATCAACCATTCAACGGGCTCATCGAACATCCACTTATCACGAATCGGTACCAGGTCACCGGGCCGCCATAGGCCTTCTTGATGACGCCAGCCCGCCACGGTGTAAGTAATGCCGCGTGATTTACCCCAACGGCGTCGCACTTCCCACTCGGCGCGCTGGCGGCAACTGGCAGAGTCGGTGCTGGTATCGCAGAGCACCAGCGTGGGCCGGTGGCGTTTGATGCCGTCATCTTTGGCACGGCCAGAGGCGCCACTGGCCGGGGCACCATACCAAGTGTCATCGGCAGCCCCTTGGCCCTGGACGATCACCTCGCCGAAGCGGTCACGGTCGGAAAACCGGCCACGCGCGATGCGGATGTTTTCGCCCAGGGCAAGCTCGGTTTTCAGCGTGGCGCGTGGCGGGCGGGTGATCACCAGGCGACCTTGCTCATCGGCGACTAATAACAGGGCGCGGTAGCTGGCGATCTGTATCAATGCCTCGCCGTAGGTTTGCCCCGGCTCGACTTCCAGCGCCCTAAGCGGCGCGCCGACGTCGACCTCTGCTATGACTTCAATGTTGAACGGCTCAGCTACGCGCCGGGCGACTTGCAGCACGGTTTGGCCGGTTGACCAGGGCTGGGCGGTGCTGGATGAATCGACCAGGTCGGCGGTTTTGGAGCGACCCGAGACGACCAGGCTGTGCGAGCGGGCGTCGTAGCTGGGTAGTACGTCGTCAATATGGCCAGTGATTACTGGCTCGCCGTCGATCTCTACGACTACCGGTTGGCCAGTGCGCAAGCGGCGCGGCTCGACGGTGGTGCCGTCGCGGTCGGCCACTTCTCGGAGAGCACCAGCTCGAAACCATCAGCCATCTCATCCAATGAGCGGCGTATCTGGATTTCCTTCCAGCCCAGGTGGCGGGTGCCGTCGACGATTAGCGCGAGTTCACTCACTCAGCACCTCCAAACGCTCGGCAGGAACATCACCAGGGTGGCGCACGCGGTTGCGGCTAATGATGTCACCGTCGCGGCGTGCGTCGCCGTAGAGGCGGTGGGCCAGCACCAAGGCAGGCAGGCGCGCACCGGGGGTGTAGTACTTGAGGGACGGCAGCGCGGTACCGCGACGGCGGAGATCCTGCACGGCAGCGGCGCGCAAGCTCACCAGGCGTTGGGTGGTTTGCGGCAGTGGCGGCACGCTGCCGCTGATTTGTTCGGTAATGCCCAGATGCACCGCTTCCAATGTTTCGGTGGCGGCTTCTCGCGTGGGGTAGCGCCATTCGGCACTAGCTGCGGCTAGCTCGACCGCTGCCGCGCGGCGCACCAAGGCAACGGCGGCATTCTGGGCGCGTATCTGGGTGGCTTGCGGTGCCGGTGCGCTCAGTGGCACTGTGGCTACCTGGCCGTTATTAGTGCCAAACATCGCGCGATAAACACCCAGCGCACGGCCAGGCTCGCCGAACATGTTCTTGATCTGGCCAATGCTGGAAAGAATCGCCGCACCCAACTCAGCGGGGGTACGTATCAAGCGGCTGATGGTGCCGGTGACACCGCCTATGATGCCTTCGATCTCACTGATCGCGCCCAGGATCGTGGCCTCAATGGCCTCGACGCGGTCAACGGCCAGCTCAAAGATTTCGTACGCGGCGATGAATTCATCCAGAATCGCCAGGCGTGACGACTCAGCGGCGGCACCTACTACTTGTTGGGTATCCGCCACGGCCAGTGGGTAGCGCGGGGCATCGTCGGCGCGCACGACGGTCAGCGTCACACGGGCCATGCCGCCTTCGCGGGTGCTTTCCGTGATGCGTGGGTCGCCGGTCAGCACCACGCGATGGGTGCCGTAGTAGCTGTGGCGCATTTCAAACGCGCCGGGCAGCTCCAGGGCTTCGGCGAGCTGGTTGCGCTGGATGTCGTATTCTTCGCCCAGCAAATAGCCGGTAACTTGCCACTCACGCGCTTTGCGGCCCATGTCTTCCACGTAGGGCTCATCGCGCAGCGGGTATTCATGCACCTGCACCCGGCGGCCGGGGCTGATCGAGACTTTCTCCAGGAACAAAGTGACACCGCGAAACACGGCAATACCATCGCCGATTCGATCACGCCAGCTCATTGGGCTACACTCCGTTGACGCAAGGGAGAAGAAAAATGAAGAAATCGATGTTGATTGGTGCCGGTTTTGCAGCTGCTATTGGCTTGCAATTTGCGGGTGGCGTAATCGGTGATTCCCTCACTGAAGGGGATGACAGCGACACTTTTGTGATTGATATGCAGTATGCGAGTGAGGCAACCGAGGATCAGCGCCAAGGTGCCAAGACTGCATTGAAGAACTTTATCGACACCTGTCCTCATGTTGATGGTGTCTTTAAAAGCCGAATAACCGAGCCTGAAGTTAGGCTTATCGACTCTATGTCCTACCGCGAAGATAAATATGGCTGGCCATGGGAGGTGCACCTCCAGTTCATCGTCGATAACGATGGCCGTACTGCCAGCGGCCATACCCTGGACTATTACATTTGGACAGACGGATGGGTTGTGCAAAAAGCACAAGGAGCGGAATTTTGCGGTCAGCAACCTGAGCACATGAAAGAAACATATGTTGGTTTTGAGAAGAGCTAAACTCACGGCCACGTCCCCCAGTTACCTAGATCCACATCAATCTCCGGCCCACCCTGACCCCGCTCGGCGCTGGTAGATGTCACTCGCCCGTCTTGATCAACGAATATTCGCAGTACGCTTTCCGAGGTTTCGCGGAAGGTATCGACTGAATTGCGCCCATACTCCATCACGGCTTGCTTAGCCGTTTCTCTGGCCAGCTCTACGTAGTTGCCGATCCTGCCGCCGGTTTCGGTACGCTCTACGGCGTCTTCGATAATCGCGCCAATACTCTGTGCGGCCAGCACCGTGCTAACGGCCGGAATAGCCAGCCTAGCGTTGGCGCCATTCATACCCACTTTAGAGGCCGCGTTGATTGCATTGGCCGATAGCGTGGGCCGTTGTGATGGTTGAGGGCGTGGCGCTGGGTTATTGCCGCCGGTGCGCGTATTGGGCGGGGTATAGCCGCCGCCTTTGCGGGTGGTACGGTTTGTAGAGCCACCGCCAGGGCCACGGCCGCCAGGCATGGTGCCCATATTAGTGACGAATACTGGCACCGGGGCGAGGCTGCTCGCTGCACCCGCAATGCCGCCGCTAGTGCTGCGGCGGCCTAATAAGGCACCTGCACCACGTCTATAATCGATGGCTAGTTTGCCAAGAGAGCGAAGCGCGTAGAGGCCACCAATACCACCAGCGGCCATGCCTGCAATCTGCAACCAGCGGTCGACGGTCTCTTGATCCAGGCTGTTCAGCGCATCGGCGGCAGATTGGATGTACTCGGTCAGGTTGGAATCCGCGAAGTTTTGCCAGGCGCTGGAGAGGTTGCGCATTGAACCGGCAGCGGTGTCGGCGGCGCGGGCGGAATCGGCCACGGTAGTGGCGCCGTCACCCTGTACTTGAAAGAAGCGACCCATGCTCTCCACTGAACCAGTACGGTTGTATTCACCCATCAAAGACCTGAAAGCCTTCAATGCTTCAGAATCGGGAAATGCATCCGACATCCTAGAGGCACGACCATCGGCGGCCTCAACAAGCTCTACCATTAGTTCGTTGATCGGGCGCAAAACTTCTCGACCTTCTTTTAAAGCTTCAGGGTCAAAAATTTGCACACCGCTTTTACGTGTTATCTCACCCGCCTTCTCAGCGTTTGAGAAAGTTCGCAAAAGTGCTTCAAATGCTGTAGCGGCTTCCTCAGAACTACCCGTACCTTGCCGGATGACCTGAAGCGCCGCGCCCATCTCGCGTATAGCTTCTGGCCCTTGGCGCCCCAAGGCGGTATAGGCGGTGACCACGCGAGGGCCTAGCGATGCCAGGTTCTGCAACGTGAAGGCACCGGCCTTGCCCTGTTCGTTTAGGGTGTCGATGGATTGCAGCACCGCATCCATGCCGCGTATATCCATCTTTTGGAACTCGGCGAGGATCTCGCCGATGTTGCCGCCTTCAGCGCCGGTCGCGGAGATGGCCATAGCGATATTGCGGATGTTCTCTCTGGCAAATTCGAGGTCGCCGGTCTTCTCGACGATGGCCTCGATAGCCCCGGTGATTTGTGAAGGGTCAACGCGAATGTCCGGCTCGCGTGCGGTCTCGAAAATCTGGCGGCGCAGCTCTTCCATTTCCTCTGCGCTGCGTTGGGATTGAATGCCCAGGCGGGTGAAGCGTTCCTCCAGGTTGACCAGGTTGCGCACCGTGCCGAAACCAGCGGCACCGGTGGCCAGTGCCATCCAGCGGTTGCCGACTCGGTCGAGCTGGCGGCCAACACCGCCGGTGACGCGCTGCAAGCGGGTCATGTGGCGTTGGCCGTTGTTGGCCATGGTACGCATGGCCCCCTCGTAACGGCGTGATTGCCGTTCGAGGTTGCCACGCAGATCCATCACCACACTGGCGCGCAATTCGCTCATGTTAACTCCTTGCCTGATTCAAGTAGCAGAGCAAGCGTCGCAGCGTCATGCCGCGTTGCTCGGCTTCACTCCATCCCGTTCTTGACGCGATCGCCCACATCAGCCCCGTCAGATGCTGGGCGATCGCTATCGCCTCGCCCCCGCTGCGTCACTCCCTCCTGGGTCTGGGCAACGGCGGCGCCATCTAGCTGCTCGCTCTTGGCCAGTAGCAAGTTGAGGTCTTCGGGGTGGAGCCTATGCATCAGCTTGAGGTCCAGCGGGCCGGAGACGTCGCCGATGCTGACGATCTGGCGGCGCAGTACTTCAACGCCTACGCGGGAAGGGCTGACCACTAGCATGGGTTCGACGCCGTTCTGGGTCGGGACCATCATCAGCCGCTCGGCGGCTTCCTGTGCTTCGAGCACGTCGCCAGCGGTGGCTTCGCGCAGCTTCGCGTCTTTACAAACGGCCTCGCCGATCTTGAGGCCGTGGATCAGGGGTACGTCGATTCGTGTACCTGCCATTAGAGTCTCTCCACGCCCATGGCGCCCCAGTTGAGGCGGATGTTGCCGCCGGATAATTCGACGGTATCGGTCACCGCAGCCCGACGAAGCACGTAGCCGTCATTGGTATCGGTGGTAAAGATCACCGTGGCACCTTTGATACGGCTAAGTGCGATCAAGTCGGTATCGGCGGTATGGCGCACGGTAGTGGTGAGCGCGGGAGCTTCGGGACTCTCTCGGTAACCCTGGGGGCCGCGTGGGCCAACAATGAATTCACGGCTTACACCCCCAACGTTGAGGGTTGAGTCGACGTCGGTGAGCATCTCCGATCCGTCGACTTTCACCGTGGCCTTGCCTGTTAGTTGCGTCATGATTTACGCACTCCTTAAACGGCGGTTAATGGCCGCTTAGCGGCGGAATTGGGTTTGCATCGCGTGGATGCGGTACTGGCCAACGAGCTTGGGCGAGTCGATCACGTTGAGGCGCGCCGGGTTGTCGGGGTCGATGTTGACGGTGAGGCTGGCGGCATAGCCCTCGTAGTCCTGCGCCCAGCCGTTCTCTATAAAATCGCGGTAGAGATCGAGCAGCTCGGCCTTGCAGACATTGGGGGTCATGATCGGCTGGCCAGCACCGTAGAGCGCCGCGTCAGCGTCGGTGGCCAATTTGTGGCGCGGGTACTTGCTCAGGATGCGGCTGATCTGCTCATAACGGATGCGCTCCAATGTTTCGGGCGTCTGGATGTCCAGGTAGGCGTCCGACTCGATACCCGCTTCGTTGACCTGGTAGGTGGTGATCTCGCGGTTGATCTGCACCGTGCCGTCATCAGCCACCGTGAACGTGGCGATGCCATCGAACAGCAGCAGGTTGCGCTCGGCCTTGGTCCACTGGTCTTCCTTGAGCGGGCCGATCAGACCGGGCAGTGCCAGGTATTGCAGAGGACGGGCCGGGTCAATCGTTAGCGCACCGGCGGCGACCATCGCGTAGGTGACCGCCCATAGGTAGGTGGGGCTAACCGATTGACCGGTACCCATCACTGTCAGGTGCTCGCCATTGAGAGTGCTCCCGAAGGTGCTGGTCTCGCTAAGCGTGCCGCGGAACGCGCCGAAGGCACGGCTACCCGTTTGCACCATCGGCCCGAAACGGCGGGTCAGTTCGGTTTTCAGCTCACCCAGGTTGGCAGTGTCGGTGAAGGGGCATGCGATGTAGTGGTACCACTCATCACCCATGGCCGCGATCGCATCGCCAATGTCCGGGTTGCCATCGCCACCGCTGAGCTGGGTCAGGGTAAACGTCACGCCGTCCAGCCCACGCTCGCCTTTGGCGTTAAACACCAGGTGAATATCGTTGCCGGTTTCGCCTGCCCACTTGCAAACCACGTTGATCTTGGTGGCATCGGTGCCATCGACGGTGGCGGTAACCGGTACACGGCCTTCGTCGTTGACCGCATCGACCAGGGCCTGGGCAATTGTCTCGGCGCTGTCGCTTGCTTCCACTCCGGCGCGTACACGGTAGCCACCGATGTACAGCGCTAAGGTACCGCCGCGCAGGGCGGTACCCGCCACACCGATAGAGCCGCTGGCGGTAGTGCCCGCGACCAGGTCATCCAGCGCGAGGCCAATCGTTTCCATGTAGGGGTCGATCGCTAACGCTGCGCGCAGCATCTCAGCGAGCATGGAGCCGCGACCGTAGTAGCGGTCGGCCTGCTCGCCGCTGGTCACGCGGTCAGCGCTCAGGGCGTTTTTCTCGCCGCTTTCCAGCCGCTGGCCGATAACCAGCAGGCGGGTCTGCCATACGCCGCTGTTGGCCAGGCGGGCGTCGAACTCGATCAATACGCCTGGCGTGCGAAGCGCCGAGGGAATGTCGTTGAAGACACCAGAGGTAATCATTGGCTAGCCTCCTTATGCGTGGCATCCGGTTTTGCGCTAGCTTTGGCACGGCTGGTTTTCACCGGGGCCGGGGCGCGCACTAAGTCGCCATCGCGCAAGCGGCGGCGGATGTAGGGGGTATGCTCAACGTGCGCGCCCTCAGCGGGGATGGGCTTGCCGTTGCTTTCGCGGCGCACCAGCAGCACGCCCTGGTCGGGCTTTTTGGCATCGCGCAGGCGCGGTTTAACGTAAATGGATGGCACGGTTAGTCCTCCTGGGGTTGGGGTAGCTCGACGCGGCTCTCTGTGTCGGGATCGTCATCGCCGCCGACGTGGTGGGTGCCGGTGTATAGCTCGAAGGGGTAGAGGTCGTTGACGCTCAAGGCTCCTGGCCACAGCACTTTCAGTCGGAAGGCAGCCGCGTAAACAACAACGCCTTCTTTGTCGAAGTGATCGGCGTAGAGGTTGTCGATGCTCTCAAGCGTCAGGCTGCCCACATCAGGCACGGTGAGCGCATGCACGGCGGGCACCACGCGTTCGAGCAGTTCATAGGCACCCACTTGGCGGGTATTGCCCCGGCGGCGTTCGCGCTCGCCGCTGGCGTGGCCGGTCACCACGTACACCACGTAGCGGTTTTGAGTCGCGGGCTGGACCAGGTCGCCGTCACCGCGCGCGCCGCCCCAGGCGACAAACACGCCTGGCACTTTGCGTAGCGCTGCACGCAGGGTCTTTTGGTTCCATTTGCCTGGCAGGTCTTCGACGGTCTTTACGCGATCACCGAGCACCCGTTTGCAGCGGTCGATGATGGCGTCTTCGATCTTGGCCAGCATTAGAAGCCACCCCCGTTAAACACGCGGCGGCCGGTGTCCATCATGACGCTGCCAGCGCTTCCCGCTGCGCTTTCCGATGAGGCGATGCCGAGGCGCACTTCGCCCTTGGCGACGCTGCGTAGGAACTTCACCGCGTCGTTGTAGCGCTTGGTGACCTGCTCGGTGGCGCGGTCATCGGATAGCCGATAACGGGCGATGTCACAGGCGTAGGCGGTGATGATGCGCGGCACATTGGAAAGCGGCACGGTGTAGCCCGCTGCACTCACGTAGCCGTCGATCTCGCCGCTGGCGTCGGCAATAGCGCCCTGCACGACAGGGGTATCAATGGCCAAGCCGGTATCGTCGGAAGCGAGGTCAAGCAGCTCGTTCTCGCCAAAGCGCTCGATGAGGTCCGACTGAGTGCAGTAGGGCATGGGTTAGGCCTCCGGCTCGCTGAAACCTGCCACTGGAACCGTGCAGTCCATGACCTCTAGCGCAGGGTCGCTGCGTAGCTGCTTGAGCTGATCATCACTCAGAAGCTCAAGAGCGATGGCGGTGCCTTCGCGGTTGAAGCGATGACCAGCACGGCGGCGGCTTTTGACCCGGCGCTTTGTGCGCACCATCACGGCGTCAATTTCTGCCTCTTCGATAGGCGGCAGCGCGTTACCAGAGCCATCACCCGAGACGGTATTGCCCTGGATCTCGGCAGGCTGAGGTGCTGGTGTTGCCGCGCCTGCGTTAGCCTGGGCTTCCTGATCGGCGGTGGCCGCTCCGGCATCCGCCGGTGTTTGCGTTTCAGGTACCGGCTGAACTGCGGCCTCGTTCGCTTCCGGCGTGGTTTGCACAGCCGCTGCATCGGTGCTCGCTTTCGGGGCTTCCTGGTCAGTCTCCGGCGCGCTAGCTTCGGCTGGCGTTTCTGCTACCGACTCGGCTTTCGCCTCGGTCGGTTTTGCACGTGTAGGCTGCTTGGCCTTTGTCGTGGTGGTTTTACGTGTTGCCATGAGGATCTCCGTTGCGCAGTGCCCGCCGGGGCAGGCACTGCGATTCATCACCGGTTAACGTGCCGTTAGGCGCTGGCTAACCAGGGGTTGAGTACCAGCGTCGAGGTGTTGGCCCACTTGTTGGTCTCACCGCCAGCGGCAAGCTGGCTTTGCAGCACGGCACGGGCAGCGCCTTCCATTGAGTTGGGCACCATGGTGTGCGAGTGACGCAGCGCCAGGGGGCGGCCATGGTCGCCTTTCATCTTCGTCAAAGTCTGGCGTGCCGCTTCATAGTTCTCGGCGGTAAACGGCTGGCGAGAGCGAACGGCGAGCTGCCATAGCCCTGCACCGGCATTCACGCGGGCGTCTACGCCGAACAGGAACTTGTCGGTCATGAAGACCTGGGTATCGTTCAAGTCGGTGATCGAGCGGAAGTTGTAGTCACGTCGCTTCTGGAACACGACGGGCTTGATCACGCGGGTGTTGTCCATCACGTACCAGGCGTCGCCCGATCCTCCCATGTCGTTTGTCACCGAGATCTCTTGCCCCTTTTCATCCAGCACGGGGTGGTCGGCATCAAACAGCGGCTGGCCGTCGTAGCATTCCGGGTTGGTTTCCAGCACTTCCACGGCAAGTTCGTTTGGGTGCTCACGTGAGCTGCGGCCGAACTCCTCAAAGACCGGGGACCAAAGTCCGTAGGTGTCGTCGTCGATGTTGTCGCGGGGTACGCCCTCGGTCAGCTCGAACTTTCGGTTCTTCAAGCTGAACTCGCCGCCTTCCAGTGAGTGGATAACCCGGTCGCCCAGCCATTCGCGCAGGCGCGGCAGTGACTTGAGGAAGGGGTACACCTCAACGGCGGTGGTGCTGGGCACGACGGTGCAGAAGGTCTCGTACAGCGCGGCCTGTTCCCCCAGCGAGCTAAAGCCCTGCTGGAAGTTGGTGTTGTAGGCCCGGAACAAGGCCTGCAAGTTAGCGGGAGTAAGGTTCATGAAGTCAGTCCTTTATCAAGCGCTAGCGGCAACGCCGTTAGTCGGGTCGATGTTGACCCACACGCCCGCATCGTCGACGTCGTCGACAATGCCAGCGGGGGAGCGGGTAGTGGTGCCGTCGGTTTTGGCCACGGTCTGGTCATCAACGATGAAACAAACCTTGCCGATGTCGGCACGGGTGATTTCATCGGCACCGGTGGAGTTGTCCAGGCAGAAGTTGCCGCGCTCGACCTCGACAACTTCGTCGCCGTCAGCGCCGTCAGTGTTGTCCTGGTAGTAACTGAATACCCCCGCAGCGGTTAAACCGGTGGCGGTGGTGCCGGGTTGGGTATAACCATCGCCGTTAATGACAGCGATGGTGCCCGCAAAGCACTGGGCACTAGCGGCGACTAACAGGCCGCGAGACAAGCCCAAGCGCGTGGCGGTGTTTCGGTTTTTGGTAGCGGCGGTCACGGGGTGATCCTCTTGGCTGTTGGGTTAACGGCGGGGCTTACTCGGCTGGGGCCGGGTTCGCCTTGCGATACTGTTCAGGCGTCAGCCCCATCGCTTTGCAGACGGCCAGCTCTGATTCGTTGAGCTTGTCGTCATCGCCGCCCTTGCCACCGTCGGGCTGCTTGCCCTGGGTTTGGGTCTGGCCGGTTTTTAGCGCGGCGATGCTGGGCGCGCCCTCAAGGTGGGCTTTGCACGCGGCAATGCCTTGCTCGCGCAGCCAATCGGCGGTGGCTTTGCCGGGGATTCGCCCGTCGTCAAGGCCTTCCTTGATCAGCGCGTCCAGCTCGGCGGAGTTGCTGTTGGCTCTCAGTGCGGCCAACTGGTCGGTGGTCTCTTTGAATACCGCAATGGGCACGTACTGGGTCATGTCCGGCGGGGCAGTAGCGCTTTTTGCCTTGAGTGCGGCGACGGCTTCATCCGGTTTTGCGTCGTCTTTGGCACCCAATGCCTGGCGGAATGCGGCGGCATCGTCGGCGGCGGTTTTCAGCGCGGCGATGGCGCTGTCGATCTGTTCGTCGGTGGCCTCTTTGGCCAGGCCGAGTGCGGCAATCAGTTGTTCACGGTCCACGGTGTCAGTCTCCTCGGAGGGTTCGTGCGTTACCGACATGCGTGCAGCGGCAAGCTGCGCGGCACCTTCGTCGATGGCGGGGGTGTTGGTTAACGCCAGGTGCAGCAGGTCGAGCGGCACACCGTTGGCGTCGTACGGGAATACGGGGGAGAGGTAGAGATATTCAGGCGGCTCGCCGTTTGGTCCCGGCGTGATCGCCGCGCGGGCCTTGGCGGTCCATGCAATCGCGCCGTAAAGGCCATCGTCCCGAAACTCAAGCGAGCGCGGGTCGACCCAGCCAGCGGCAGGCGCGGGCTTGCCGTTCTGTTCGCTGTAAAGGGTTTGGTGTTCGTAGTCGATGGCGATATCAGTACTGCGCGCAGCGGCCAGGCGGATAATCGCTTGAGCAGCTTCGGCAGATAGGTGCCACGGGCCAGAGCCCTCAGCAGCCCCACGCGGTGCGTGAAAGGTGCCAGCGGGCATCAGGCGCGTTTTGTCGTCGGTGATCTGCACGCGGAGAGCGCAGACGGCGACATGGATAGCGCGGGGCTTGGTGTGAAGGCTTTGTGTTGTCATGCCCCCATGATCGGGGGCTTAGGGCGGGGCGTGGATTTAAAGCGCTTTAGGAAAAAAGAGTGTTAGGTTCTTCAGGATCTGGAGGTGGGCCTTCGATTAACCCCAGTTCTGTTACCCAGGTACCATAAACCGTTTTCTCATAGCCGATGTCGCTTGGAGCAATTTCACTTTCTCCCATCTGACCATATTCATAAGCTTTTAGGCGCAAAAAGCCCACGGTGTTAAGGCTATGTTCGATATCGCTATCACGTCGTTGATGCTGACCATCCATGTTCTTTAAATAATCAAGGTCCTCTGCAAAAGACCGGGTGACCATTTTGGACAAGCGCATCAAGGCTGCAAGGTCAAAGTGCCCTTTTGCGTGAGCGTGTATAAGCTTGCCAATAATTTCGGGTTTTATCGTGTCTTCTGATTGATCGATCAGAACCAGCATCTGCTCACCAAATTCTTCCTCTTTTTCTGCGTCTTCAAACTGGGCAGAAAATTTACGCTTCTCGGCTTCACTCATCTGGCTTGGATAGTAAAGAAACTTGGCAAGCTTTTTAATCAGCATTCTCTCTTGGATAACTTTAGCGGCCTGGTAGCTTTTGACTGCCATGCCAGCGAACGGAACTTGGCTTAAAAAATCGGACTCAAATATCGCTCCTAACGCTACGTCTATCCCGTCAGTAAATAGCTCACGGGTTTCGTCTGCCTTGATGGTCTCAACCAACCACGTTCTTTTGTTCGACACGATGCAGCCCTCTGAAGCATGAAAGGCCAAGCTAAATCAAAATCTAACGCGGGTCTAACGCGCCTTGCGGGGAAAAGTCGGGCAGCGTAGCGGGTAAGGGCTTAGCGGCGCTCACAGGGCCGCGTTGATTATTCGCCCAATGGCTCGCCCAGGTAGTCCAGCAGGGTCTCTATTGCGTTCTCTTCATCGTCGTTTGAGAAGCCGAGCCAGTTGCGCTCTGGTATGCCGCGTTCCTCATCACCGAAATGCATGCTGGCACCGTAGATGCGGTCGGTGCCGTATTCGAGATAGTCCGGCCCGGCGTCGTAGCGGTTGGTGTCGCGCAGGTAGCCGTTGAGCACCAGGATCTCATCCTGCCGCTGGGGCTTGCGCTTACGGTACGCGTCGGAGAGCGGCTCCCATGGGTCACCGCTGGGCGAGACTTGCTCATCAAAGCGGTCGCGGGTAGACCGGTCCAGATCTTCGCCAATCGCAGCAAACGCAGGCTGGGCGTCTCGACCTCGCTGGTTAAGCTCGCCCAGGGCGCGCATAACCTGCTTGTCATCAATACGGTGTTCGAGCGTAATGCCTGCCATCAGCTTTCCTCCTCACGACGATACAGGCGCACGCCTTGACGCCAGGCTTCCAGCGCGGCGGCATCGTCCAGGCGCTGGCCAGCCCAGCCATCGCGGCCCCAATCGACCATGAACAAGCCTTCCTCGCCGCCATCCAGGGCGAAGCGCGCCAGGTAACGACGACGCAGGCGCGGCCGCTCGCCTTCGATGGTTTCCAGGGCTGTCCAGATTTCATCCGGCTCGCGCAGGGTGCGGGCCAACGCGCCGAGGTTTTCGCCAGCAGTGGGCAGCGACCACCCGCCGCGACCGTCGCGGAATAGATCCTCGCTGATGGGCAGCGACTCGCCCACGGCATCGGTAAAGCGCCGCGTGTCACCACCGCGCCGGGTGCCAAAGGTTTCCAGGAAGTCATCCACGTAACGCTCGGGCGGCTGACCTGCTTCCAGGAGTTCGGCGGTGGCCTCACGGTAATCGGGCATGTCGTCCTGTGCCTGACGTGCGGGCGTAACAGTGCCGGAACGCGTAGTGGATTGGCTGTTGGGCCTGGGCGTGATGCCTCTTGCGCGGCCGCTGCCAGGTCGGTGGTCAAAGCCGGGGTCGATGCCTTTGGGGACGCGCACCGTGCGAGGTTTAGGGCCGTTCTCGCCGATGGTGCGCTCGATGTACTCGATCTCGGGGCCTTGCTCCGAGACCGTGTAGCCTTCTCGCTCCGCCTGGCGGCGGCTGATCATGTACTTTTTGCAGCTGCAGCCGTAGCCATTTTGAGGCGTCCAAACATCCCACCAGGGATCATCCAGCGGCACCACGCGGCCATCGTTGGCCAGGTGGGCGGAGCGCGGGTTCTCGCTACCGCCATGGCGGTACAGCCCAAAGGGACGCAAGCGGCGCAGCTCCGGGTCTTCCATCTGGCGTTCACGCCCGGCTGCGTAGCTCTGGCGCAGGTTGGTGTCGTAGATGACGCGGGTGCGCCAACTGCGGCTGCCCTTGTACGACCAACCGTGGCGTTCGACGATCTGGTCGAAGTCCTTACGGAAGTCGGCCAGCGTCTTGCCCTCCTCAATCATCGTTTGGATGGAGCGCTGAAAGTCCTCAACGATGGCCTGGCGGCTGGCACCGGCGACCATAAACGCCTGGTCATTCTCTGCGCCGTAGACATCCGACCAGGTGTTGGTGGGGATGGCCACCTTTTCGCGCATGGCCTCGATCTGTTCGGCAAACGGCAGAGAGCCAAACTCGGCGGCAGGCATTAGACCCCCTCGATAATGTCGTAGCGACCAGCCACGTGGGCAGCGGCCAGGGCTTCGGTCATCACCTCGGCGAAGTCTTCAACCGGCAGGTCGGGGGCCAGCTCGACCAGGCGGTCGCGCAGTTCTTCCAGGCTTTCGACTTCATCGACCAACGCGCGGATACGCTCCACCCAGGGTTCGAGCGCCGCGTCGCCTTCACGCTGTAGGCGCTCCAGTTGGAGATCAGCGGCGTCTGGCTCATTGCTATCGCCCAGGCGAAGGGCTGCGAGGCGGCTGTTGCTGGCGGTAGGCTGTGCCAAACGTAGCGCACTGAGGGGGCTTGGCGATGCCTTTGGCATTAGCACCTCTTCGCCTTCCTGAGCCTTGGGTATGCCGCTTTTCTCGTGGAACCACCATCTGGGAATCTGCGCGCCCATGTCCACGAAGGTAGGCAGGCTCTTGGAGAGGCGTTCCAGGTCTTCGGTCTCGCCGGTGTCGAGGTAGAAGCGCGGGGCGCGGCTGGGCTTCTCGATCCCGAAGTTGAGCGCCGCCATGGGCCATAGGATCTGCTTGCCAATGCTACCCGCGTACTGGCGCACGTCGGAACGGATCAGGCTCATTTGCCCGCGTTCATGCACATTGCCCAGGGCGTTGGTGTTGGTACCTTCGCCGGTACCGCTGGTGAGCGTGCCGCCCAGGATAGCCTTGGCCTTGGCGCGCTCGCACCAGTCCATCATGGCTTTGTACACATCGGCGCGGCCGCTAGCGGCTTCCAGGAATTCCAGCGACATACCGTCTGGGATGATGCCCGCCGCGTTCTGGCCCAAGCTAACGACGGCCCGCAGCAGTGTGGCTTTCTCTTTATCGGTGGCGTTCTTCGGGTACTTACCGATGCGGGCGGGCATGCCGTAGATTTCGAGCAGTTGCGCCAGGTCGCCCAGGGCGTAGTTTTGAAACAGGTACGGCCAGGCCAGCATGCGGTGCAGGCCCATGCGTGCCACATAGCCCGCCTTGGCGCGGTGGCGGTGCTGAATCCAGCCCAGTGGCCATAGCTCGGCACCGGTGGCGCTCATGTCGCGCAGGGTAATGCAGTTCTGGTCATCCGGGTGCAGGCGAAACCATGAATGCGGGCGCAGCGTCGGCTGCTCGATGTAGCGCATCGCGCCATCGCGACCCCAGGCAAGCTCCAAGTTGGCCCAGCCGTGGCCGATGCCGGTGCCCAGGTCCAGGATAAGGTCTTCCACCTCAATACCGCTGAACACTTCCGCCGCTTGCTCGGCGGCTTTCTTCTCGCGTGCATCCGCGCCGTCGGGCGGGACTATCTGCCATTCACGCTCTGCACTTAACTGGCGGCGCTTACCGAGGTCGGCCCCAATCTGCGGGTCTTTCTCCTCCATGTCGTCGAAGAGTTCTGACTGCGCTTTCAGGTCGCCTTGCTCTGAACTCTCCAGGATCTGGTAGAGCTTGTGCGGGTTTAGCCCCTTCGTGGGGTGCTCGGCAAATTCGCGCTTGAGCTGGCCAACGCGGGCATCCTGGGTCTGTTCCTCTTCCAGCGCCTGACTGCTTTCATTCCCAAACAGTTTTTTGATGAGTGCTTTGGGGCTTACCATGCGCCACCTCCTATGCCGAATCCGGTGTGTTCAATGTCGTCGCTGTCGTCATCCTGGCGAGAAACACCAGGCAGGGGCGCGGGGGTGAAGTCGATGGGGGTCACGTCCATCAGGCTTGCGTAGTACGCCAATACCAAGGCAATAGCGGCGTCGCCGTGACGGTCTTTACTATCGCCGGTTTTGGCATCGGGCAGCTTGGGCACGCCCTTGATAACTTGAAGGGCGCGCAGGTCATCGACCACATTGCTGTCGCGAGGAAGGCTGATCAGCTCATCTTCAAACGCCGCTTTGAAAGGTGGCATGTTGTTGAGGTACCAGCTCTGGGAAAGCATCACGACGTCGACGATACTGCCGTAGCGTTCCGCTGCTTGCTCGGCCAAGTAGTTACCGTTGCCACGCCCATCCAACGCACCGCCTTGCAGCCGTGGCAGGCGATCAGCAATAAAGAACAACACTTGCTCTTGCTGCTTGTACGGGACGTTGCGTAGTTCGACCAGGAACGGCACCTGGCGCACCAGCTGCTGAGTGAGGGCCATCGGGGCAATCACAGTTAAATCCCCGCTGCGGCCAAAGTCTTCCCCAAAGCAATGAGCCAACTTAGGGTCGAGTTTTTCCAGTAGTGGTAGCAGGTGTTCAATGCACCAGGCGTTGATCTCTAGGGCGCGGTAGTGCTCCGGTACCGCGTTGAACTCGGCACTGCCTTCAAAGCGAACCACGGGGGCTTCAACCATGCGCGCTTCGATCATGGCGCGGGAAAGGTAAGCACCGCCGCCCGCTTTGGGTACGCAGTAGTACTCTTCCAGCGCGTCTTCCCGTGTGGCCGTATCGGCCAGCAGGTTGGCTTTCCACTGCTCTTCGGCTTCCAGGCTCCAGGGCTTGCCACGCACTTGGCAGATACGCTGGTACAGCCCTTGCTCGCAAGCGTCATCCAGGGTGATGCGGTGAATGCTATAGCGCTTCTTACCGGCACGGCTATCTTGAATCAGCTCATTGAACAGGTTCTCGACGCCGTTGTGCGTGCTGATCAGACGCACTTTTGAGCCCCACATGGTGAGGGCGAGCGCAGCCTTGAGTACCTCTGCCAACTGATCGTGGTGGGCGGCTTCGTCAATGGTGACGTTGCCCTGGCGGCCCCGCATGTTGCTGGGGCGTGAGCTGAGCGCCTGGATCTTGAAGCCGCTGGAAAAGTGGATAGTAAAGGTGAGGATGTTTTTATCCTCATCTTCGTAAAGTTCTTCCTGGATGTGCGAGGCGGCGCGGTTGAACGCCTTGGCCCACATGGCACAGGCATCGATAAACTCGATGGCCATGTCCTTGTTGGAGCCCACATAGAAGTGATTGGTGCCACCGGCGACCTTGGACCTACTGGCCGTTAGCACGGCGTCCGCCGCTTCCGCCCAGGTCAAGCCGGTACGGCGACTCTTCTCACCGAGCTTTAGGTCGGATTCGTCTTCGATCCAGGCTTGCTGATACGGCAGCAGAACGGATTCAGGGAGCTCGGCTGTCATCAGGCTATCCCCAGAATATCGCGCTTGATCGCGTCGATGGCTTCGCGGCTCATGCCCTGCGTTGCCATGCTGTTCTCGGCCTTCTCCGCTGCCTCTTTGGCGACTTCCACCCGAAGCTCTTTCGCCCATTTCTTTTGGCTCAAAGAAACACGGCCAATATCAGCCAGCGCCTTGGTCACGCTGCTTAGGTGCTTGGCCGCCACGTCGGGTTCGTGCTCGGCTTTACGCATGGCGATTGAGATCCGCAGCAGCTGGTCTTGCACGATGCGTGCGGTAGCGTCGATGAGGTGGCCGCTTTCGTCTTCGCCTTCGCTGGCCATGGCACGGGCTAGCTCGGTGGTTTTACGCACGTCGCCCATTGCCTCTTCAAACTCCTCCTGGAGATCCTGGCCATAGCGATGTACGGAGCTTTTGGAAACGTTATAACCGCGCTCACTGAGCCACCCGGCTAACGCTTCGTAGCCCTGGAAGCCGCTGCTCACGAGTTTCTCGTTTAGCGCCTCACGCACCTCTGGCGGCAGGTCAAACACCTTATTGCGAGGCGGCATGATTAAACTCCTGGGCGCGGTTTGGCGACGCCGGGTACGTTAGCCAAGCCTTCAGCGCAGTCGGCACCGCGACCGGTTAGGGTGATCAGCCAACCGGCGCGGGGTTGCTGCACAATCACCAGGTCTTGTTCTTCTAGCCAGGCGAGATCGCCATGCAGCTTGTCGCGGCTGACGATGTGGGCATACGCGCCTTTCAGCTCATCGTTGAGCGAATATTCGTTAGTCGTGAACTGGTTGCGGCGGGCCAGAATGCGCAGGATCGTCAAGCGACGGCCCTCGGTTTCAAAGTCTTGGTAATTCATTTGGTCCCCCGGTGGTTCATCAAGTAGTCATCCATTCGGTTAACCTGGTTCGCCATGGCTTTTTGGCCTGCACTGATCTCAGCTAATAACAAATTGGTTTTTGTCATCTGCTCTTGCAGCTTTTCGATATCTTCATGGTCAGGTAGGCGCTCCACTTGATGCTCCAGGTTCACCATTCGTTTCTCGACGTCATCAATTCGCACGTTAGCGGTTGTGATCGCGGTACCAGTGGCACGTGTGCGGTTTGTCCACCAGACGTAAATCGACACACCTGCCAGAATGAGTGCCTGCAGAATGTCAAAGAACAGCTTGGCGGCCGCCCAGTTGATTACCTCCATGACGTCCCCTTAGTTATTTTCTTCATCGTCTTCGGCGCTGTTTGCACATTGGTCAGCGTGTTCACGCACGCGGGCGAGCTTGAGCCAGCCGCGCGTTCCCCACCGGTGTAGCTCGGTGATGTAGAGCGCCACGTCGTCTTGTGTGTACTCGCCGCGCGGTCGCTTCGGTTGCGGCTCGGGGGCCGTCATGCCCGCCGGGGTGACGCACTGGTAGACGTTGATAGCGGGCGGCTGTGGCAGCTCAGGCGGCGTGCTTCCGCAGGCGCCCAATGTTGCCCCAGCGGCGATGATCACAACGGCTCTGATGGTCATGGCAGGCGCTCCAGGGTGTCTCGTAACACCGGGGCTACTGGGCCGTCGTCGGTATCGGGGGCGTCTTCAATGCGCTGGCGTATGGGCTGGTAATCCGCCGCCTGCTCGATCAGCTCCGCCTGCAATGCCTTGACCGCTTCCTCAGCCTCGGCGCGCTCACGCCTGGCATTGTTGAGGTTGGTGCCGAGCTGCTCGGAGACGCCGCGCCATTCGGTCACCAGCTCATTAGCGCGCTGGAGGCCGTCGAGGGCGCTATCGCGTTCGGCCTGGAGTGTGTCGATACGGTGTTCATTGATGAACCAACCGACAATCGTCAGCCCCAGGGCGAGCACCGCCATCCAGACCTTGCCGGGTACTAGCTTCAGGAAGGACATGGCGCACCCCCTTGCCAGCCTGCCCGCGTATAGCGGGGCGTGAGGGTTAGCAGGATGTGGCTAACGTAATGGCGGTTCTCGCGCTTTGCCCAGCCTGCCCGGTTGGTGTAGCGCTCGACGCTCCCGAACCACTTACCGGCGTCATCACCGGCGGCGGTTGCTAGACGTCTATCGCGGTTCACCCAGCCCAGCCCGCCGTTGTAAGCGCTAAGCGTCATGGCCCAGCGCTGGCATTGGTCAGCGGTGCTTTTGATCCGCTGCCAATGCCAGCGGTTGTAGCGGGCCTGTGCGCGCATTGCCCAGCCTGGGGAGTAAGGTGCAGCGCTGCCCAGGTCTGGGTAGATCTCGGCGATCCACTGGGACGTGGAGGGCATGAACTGGCTCAGCCCCTGCGCACCCACGGGGCTATCGACGTTGGCGCGCCAGGCGCTCTCCTGGTGGACCTGCGCAGCGTGGACGGCCACCCGGCCATTCATGCCCCATTCCTGCTGCACCACGCGCGTCAGCTCACGCTTGTACTGGCTGGCGGCAGCGGGAACCTGGGCAGCGGCGGGTTGGCACGCTTCGATCATCAGCATCACGAGCAACACGCCTGACATGGCCAGCCATGTGGAGTTGGCGCGTAGGAAGCTTTTGACGTCATGCATCATGAGCGTTTCCTCCGGCCAAGATGCCAGGCAACCCACAGCCAAATCGCAACGTTTACGTCCGAGACCAGGAGCCAGTAAAGGCTGTCGCTAGCGGTCAGAGCGTGCATCACGCTGAACGCGAGGCACAGCACCATGGCGAATACGTAGTTCATGGGTGTTCCTCGCTTAGCGCGGATTCAGCACGCTCGACGGTGTCTTGCAGGCGCATGTACAGGGGCAGCATCGGAGCAGCACTGGGTAGGGCGTCGATCTCAGCCACTAGGCGCTTGCCTTCTGCCAGCAGTTCGGCAGCGGTATCAGCCCCCATGTCACACCCCAAGCCCAAGGGCGAGGATGGCGGCGGCGATGATGAGAGCGCGGCGAAGCATCATCAACGCGAGGGCAGAAAGCTCAGCGTTATTGATAAGCGCATGGTCGCCGGTTCGGGCATACGGGAATATCGAGCGGTCGATCCAGTAGCCCAGGTACGCACCCCAGCAGAGCTTGGTGAGCGACCAGAGAAGTACACCGAGCTGATGCGGGTATAAGAACCCGACGGCAACCGTGGTGATTAAGGCGAGGATCAGCCAAGGGCCGATGCGCAGCTTATCGAACAGGTTCTTTTGGTTCACGTTGAAGCCTCATTGCATGGGTGGCGAAAGCACATTGCAGTGAGGTTCAGGCTAGAGGGGTTAGGCTAGGCGTCGGGAATCAAGCGCTTTAAGAGTTTTCATGGGCCAGAAAGCAAACAACCCGCCGTAGCGGGTTTGTTAGCAGGTGCTTGGCTAGATCTTATCCGCTTTCGTGATCAGCGAACAGGTCTGACTGCAAGCGGGCGCGGGCCAGCTTACGCTGCTCAGCGAGGATGCTGTAAATCTGCGCCTCGGTCAGTTCGTAGTCTTCGACCAGTTGGGGGATGTTGTCGCCACGGTGACGCTCCCAGATCTCGCGATCCCGAAGGGCGCGGTCGAGCTGGCGGCCCTGTGGAACGTAGAGACTGCGCCCACCCGCAAACGAGCTGATAGCGCGCACGGCGGCAAAGGCGCGGCGGCGGGCTATTGTGGGCTCATCACCGGCGCGAATGTGAGCACTCTCGACCACGGTAAGCATGTCTGAGAGTCCCTGTGGCCACTTCTTGAGGATCTCGGGGTCGAGGTAGTCCAGCGCATCGTTGGGGATGCCGAAGCCCAGGTCGAGGTTGTCTGCCTTATGCGAGGTCATCGGGATACCGTCCTTGCCGCTTGGCGTCTATGATCAACGCCTGGAGCAGCTTGTGCAGTTGGTTATCGTCGAGAAAGTCCACGCGGTCCACTTTGAACATGTTCTTGGCCATATCATCGGCGTAGGCCCAGGCGCGGCCAGCGTCAGCCAGCAGGGCTTCGACCTTGTTCATTTCAGCTTGGCGTGAACGCGGCGGGCGCGGTGCCTTCCGGCCCGCTTTCTTGGCGGGCTTCGGCTCAAACCCGAGACGGCGAAACTCATGCATCACACCGCCAACGGTGCGATTTGTGAGTTCTTTGGCACTGCTCACACCTGCGGTTCGTGCGAGGATCGCGCGATAGTCTTCATCGCTTAACCCCAACTGTGCCTTGGCGATGTGGATCTGGGCTAGCTTGCCTTTGCTGATCATGACGACACCTCATCAGGCTTGATCTCAAGGTCTGGGAAGTTCTTTTTTAGATGGCTGATTAGCGTGCGCGGGCTACCCCAGTAGGGCAGAAAGCCAACCACCCGTAGCTGGGTCATGCGGTCGGCTTCCTTCTTTCCGAAAACCTTCTTCAGATCCTTGTACTGTTTCAGCTTCCAAGGGCGACGCTTCATCGGGCGGAAAAAGCGGCCTTCTGGGTGTTTCGGCTCTCCGTTATCGTCAACACATGTCCAGCCGCCTTTCATCCAGCCATCTACAAAGACCTGGATGACCAGCTTTTCTTGGTCGAGGCACTTGCTAAACGTCACCTCATGGCCGCCAGCAAGCACGGTAGCGTTGCCAAAAACGCCCGACAGCTTCTCTTCTAGTTGTTGCCATTTGTTCATGACGACACCTCACCGATCTGTGCGTAGCGGTTGCCGTTCACGCCCTGGTGGAAGCTGACTTTCTTGCCGTCCTGGTAGCCCTGGTAAATGGCTCCATGGTCATGGCTGCGCATGCCCTTGGTGTTATCGCGAGGCTTCATGGTGTCCAGATCTTCCCAGCGTTTAGCCTTGTAGGCTTTCACGATGGAAGTCTCGGCCTCGGTGCGTTGTTGGCGCGTTACCTGTTTAGCGACGGCGTTAATCCAGGCCTGAGCGTAGAGGTCGCCACGACGCACCTTGGTAGTTCTTTTCAGGCGCTTGTTGAGGGTGGCTAGGTAGGCGGTACGGTGGCGCTTTAGCTGTCGGGCCAGCACTTCAAAGGCGTAGCCCGCTACTTCGGCAGCGCCATTTAGGCCGTAGAATTCAACGTTCAGCGCCCACCGCTCACCGTCGTAAACCTGCTGGTAGACCGTCTCAGCGCCAAAGGCTCCGGCTACCATGTGTGCCAGCATGGTGACGTATTTGGGTGGCGTTTTACCCGCGCCTGTTTTAGCGGTGTGGCTGCCTACATCGCTGATGGCCACGTCGTCAGTGGTAACACCGTGCATGGCCATCAGCTTTTGCGCCTGGCGCAGCGCGGCAGCGGCTTCATTGGCATTGCTCGACTTGGCAAGCCGTAGGCACTTTTTGATTTTGTCTAACGCTTTACTGTCCATTTCTTTCCCCTTGGCTGCTCATCAGTGCTGGGCCACCACGCCCGGCAGACGCCCCACGCTGGGGCGTTTCGCGCTGGCTTTTCTAGGGTTCTCCACAGGTGCCGGTTTCGATGATTTGCCCATCTAGCACGGCTGTCGCTTTAAGCTCCTCAAGCATGTAGCTGGCATGTTCTGGTGAGGTCGCGTGCAGGTATCCACTGAACTGGCCGTCTGGAGTCGAGTAGCTAAAACCGAACAAATGCCATTGAGCCCCGTTAACTTCGGTGGTTAGTTCAAGCGTTACTTCTTGTCTTTTCTGTCTCATGCGGCACCTATCATGTGGGTGATGTGGTAGCGGTACTGGATGCCCGCCATGGGGTCTGAGTCCCGTAGATAATCGGTGCGGACGTTGACGCGCGGGCCGTACACCCGCCTTGCGACAGCGAGCGCTGCGTCGCGGTGAGTGGTGCCCGTGGCACGGTGGCCGCGCAGGATGGCGACAAACCCACCCATGGCGGGGCTGACGCGGATGGATGAGGCGTTGGTGATAGCGGTCATGATGCGTCTCCCATCTGCTCAAAGGCCCAGCGCCAGGCGCTGTGCTTCCAACCCTTACGCGGCGGATTGGCCTTGAGCCATTTCTTAGCTTGCGCGGCGGTAATGCCGCGCTCCTGGAGCTTGTAAAAGAACTCGCATTTGCTAGGCATGGCTTACACCCCCGCGATATCTAGGCTGATGGGTTTGTACTGGTCGGTACTGCCGACTCGCTCATAGATACGGATGTAGCTCTTGGAGCCAGTCACCTGGATGGCATCGCTAATGGCATCCATGGCGCGCAGCCAGCGTTTGTCCTGAATGTTGAGGCGGCGCAGGCCGAGCACCTGGCCGGTGCGGATGTTGCCTGCCTGGTCGACGCGGAAGGCGTCCTGAACGATGGTGGCAACCTCGGGGCGGGCGTCTGTTGTCCAGTCCCGCAGGCACTCTTCAATCAGCCCTTTGGCAGCCTGGAGGCGCTCATCGAAGGTGATGTTTTCGGAGATGGCGCGCAGCACCTTGTATTTGCCACAGAAGCTGACCAGCTGGATGTTGCCTTTCTTGCCACCGATCTGGACGTCGTACTCCTGGGCGGAGGTCTGCACAAAGGCTTCGATCTCGCTGAAAACGTCGCTTTTGAAGTCGCGAAGCTGGTCGCGCAGCTCACAAGCGCGGTCAATAATCGAGAGCACCAGCTCATCGCGGAGTTGGTCGATTTCTTTGATTTGCTCTTCGGGCACCAGGCGGCCTTTGGCATCCATGCGGAAGCCGTCGGGTACTTGCTGTGTTTCATTCGCTTGGGTGTTCATGCTTGGGTCCTTTCGGGTGTGTTTAGGCCTGCCGGTAGCGCGGCTATGGGCGATTCGGTCAGCGACTCCAGGCCGCTGCTTTTGTCGATGCAGCGCTGGCACATGGCGGCAACGCGGCGATGCTCGTAGAGGCCGCAACACTCGCAATGCCCTTGGCTGGTGACGGCGTAAAACTTCGGCGTGCGGTTGTAGCGCGCGACGCCGATCACAAAGCGGCTATTCACCAGGCCGCTGAGGATGTGGCGTACCGCGTCGGCGTTCAGGCCGGTGGCGGTGCATAGCTCATCGAGCGTGGCACCGTCGTTGGCCTGTAAATGGGAGAGGACCATGTGGCTCATCAGGCACCTCGCTTGGCAAAGTTGGCACTGCGGTTACGGGCGTTGTGGCGGTTGTGGTGCAGCGGCTCGACATAGGCACCGTTGCGCTGCTGCATGCGCGCCACGGCTCGCTCGGCCTGTTCGGTTTCGGTGCTCCAACGCTCCAGCAGGTCGCGCCAGTCCCAGTCCGGTACCGTGCTTTCCTTTTCAACGGCTTGCTGCTCGGCTAGGCCGGTATCCCAGCGCTGCCAGATGCGAAGCACTGCGGCTTGCTGGGCGGGGAGTAGCGGTTCCGGTTCCAACGCCAGGCGTTCAAACTGCACTGGGTTGGCCAGGTACTGCGCCAGGTTGACGCCGTGGCGGGCCAGCCGCAGCTGCACGAAGCGGTCGGCGTATTGCTCCAAGGTCTCATCGCTGTACGTGGTCATTGGTCGTCTCCCTGGCGTTGGGTTGCGGCGTTGAGCAACTGGCTCAGCTGTTTGGGGCCCCGCGCCTGTTCGTCTTCTTTGGCGGTGCGGCGTTGGCCGTTGGTCTTTTTGGGTACGTTGGCTCCGCGCTCAGCCATGCGCCGGTGTTCGGCCAGCACGTCATCGGTCGAGCGCTCTTGAAACGCGGCAGCGAGGGCGCGATTTGCAGGCGGTTTGGCACCGCTGCGCTTGGCTTCTTCCTGCTGCCTTTCCTGCTCACCGGCGTGGCGGTCTGCGCAGCGGGCAACCACTTCATAGAGGTAGCCGTGGCCGCTTAGCGGCAAGCCGCTAGGCGGGCTTTCCAGCATCTGGTCGAGGGCCATCACCCACACCTTGAGAGGTGCCTCTCGGGTGATGCCTTTGCGCTCGATCACGCCGCTGGTGATCGTGTCTTTCAGCTCGGTCAGCAGCCGGGCGCTCTTGGCGCTGGCCAGCGCTCGGCTGGCAGGCCGGAAAAAGCCGAGGTAGCGGACGATGCGGCTACTCAGCAGCGCGGGCATATCCAGCGCAGCGGCGAGCGCCATGTTGTGCTCGCCCTGGGTGACGAAGGCGGCCATGTCGGCCGTCATGCCGCACTCGGGGCACGTCGCTTTAAGGGTCATTGGTCGCCTCCGTCCTGGTTGTCGGGGTTGTGGGGGCAGCGCTGGCAGTGTTGCCACATGCGCATGGCCATAGGGTTGTGGGTCGGCGCGGGGCGTGCGCGGTAGTCACGGCATTGCTCGGCGCTGATCTTGATCGCAAGCGCTGGGCAGTCGAGGCCGTCGAGCGCTTCCAGTACCTTCTTTTCGATGCTGGCGGTGGAAGGGCTGGGGTAGCGGTTGGCCAGTGCCAACGACACCGCGCTACGCGAGACGCCGATGCGTTCCGCAGCGATCTTGCGGTTGGTGGCGCGCACTTCGTCGGCGAGCAGCACGATCCAGCGCGGCACGTCGTCACCCCAGTTGGAGATGTCGACGGTGCGGGTACGGCGGATGATGTCTTTCATGGCTCACCCCCTTCGGTTTTGGTGACGCGGACGTACACCACTTCACCGGTGTTGGGGTCATAGAGTTGCTTGGTGCGCTGGATCATCGGCGCGCGCGGGCCTGTCCAGCGTGAACTGACCAGCCGGTAGCGGGTCAGCACGCCGGGGGAGCCAGGGCGGACGATGGCGACGTACTCGGCGGCTGCAAGAAAGCGCAAATATTCGTTGGCCGTGGCCTCGGCGATCTCGGTATTGGGCGTTGTGGCGGCGTCTGCCAGCTCGCGGGCGGTGCAGTCGCCGACGATCTTGAGCGTGCGCCACATCTGTTCACGGCCAAGGCCACCGGTAGGTGTGGAGCCGTCTTTGCGCACGCGTGGGGCTTCAACGCCGACGTCTTTTTCAAGCTTGAACTGCACCGGCTCGCCGCTTTTGCGGGGCACATCGAGACGGGCGAGGTAGCCGCCTTTTTCGAGGCCGTTCAGGTAGTCACGTACGCGGCCCTGGCTGACGGCATCCGGCATCAGTAGCGATACGTCGACCGTGGTAATGGCCAACCCTTTGGCGTGCATGTCGCGTAGGGTTTCCCAAATGGCCTGGCGGTCGATGCGTGGCCCCTGGGCGTTGAGTTGGGGTTTACGTTTTGCCATGCCTTAGCCCCTCCGCGCCGGTGGCTGGCCGGTGTGGATCTCACGCTCGCCCCATTCCCGCATGCCAACCATGGTCCAACCGTTGGCGGTGGCTTCCGAGTTGATCTGGTAGAGGTTGACGGCGACGCGGCGCAGGCAGCCTTTAACGCGGTCGTTGACGGTTTCCAGCAGGTCGTCTTCGATCTCAATATCCGGGTAACTTTTGTCGGCCAGGGCGCGCACGTCTTCCAAGCTGGCGGCTTGGGCGGGCACCCATTCCAGTACGCGGTTGTGCAGACGCTCCAGCCGCGCCATTGAGGCGGGTACACGCTCTTCGCCGATCAGGATCAAGGTGCCTTGGCTGGCGTTATAGATGTCTGTGAGGACGTTAGCGGCGGCTTTGTCGATCACGTACTGGACGTCATCAATGATCAGCGGGCGACCACTTCGGCTGAGCTGCTCGGCGATCTGGTCGACCATCTCGCTTAGCGTCTTCATAGGGATGATGCCCATCTCGCGCAGCACGGCCACGACGAATGCCTTTTTCGTCCAGCTTTCGCGGCACTCGACGTAGTATGCGCGATGCATGTTGGCCGCGTAGGCCGCTGCCAGGCTTTTGCCGTAGCCGCTGGGGCCGTACATCACGACCAGACCTGGGAGCTCGGGCGGCCGGTTCGCGGCGCTTTCGACTGCTGCCGCGAGTAAGCCGACGTTGGTGAGTGGTACAATGGTGTTGACGCTCATAGTGCTTCCTTATTCAAGGTTGGGGTGTCATGGGCCGTGGTTCAGACGGCCCGGCGGTTGCGGGTGGGTTGCCGCCCACCCGCATCCACTTCTGCATCCATCACTTTGGCGATGGCTTTCAAATCTCTGTGGTGCTGATAACGCTCATGCCATTCACGGGCGGCTTCGGGCACTTCCTCACCTTTCTGCAACTGTCCATCCAGCTTCTTCCAAAGCCGGTACCGCTCCATTTTGTTGTTGGGTATCTGAAAGCGAGTGCCTTCATCTGCCAGTTGCTTGGCGTAGGCGCGGCCTTCGGCTGCCTGCTTTTCATCCGAGTAGCTGGCGGCGGGGGTAATCGCGCGGATCTCGACGTCGCCGCCGGTGATGGTTTTGGCTTTCTGTGCCAGGCGGTTGAGCTGACCTTTTTCACGCTTCTCGGCGGCGCGCTGGATCATGCTTGCAGGCATTGCGGGGGTGGCGTTGCCGTCTAGCTGGGCATCGCCCAGGTGTTCGCCTTCCAGGGTGTAGACGCCGACACTGCCTGTGTCGCGGTAGTCCCAGGCAACGCGGATCTCTTCGCCGTGGAAGTCGCGCAGGGCGTCCATAAAGTAGGTGCCGCCGTTGATGCGCACTTCGCCGCGATTGGTTTTGCGTACCTCTTGCGGGCGCATGAGCGAGGCGACCACATCACTAGGCGCGGTCAGCGCTTCAAAGCCTTCGGCCTCGGCGTTCTTCCAGGCTTCCATCGGGCTTTGGTGGCGTAGCCTGCCGCTGTCCAGGTCGCGAATTTTGGTAAGGCCCGAGTGCGGGCGGTGGTTATAGACGTCCAGGGCGTCGTTGAGCCGGTCGAAAAACTCCTGGAACGTGGGAATCAGCGCGGGCTTGAGGCCTTGTTTGATGTCGCGGCGGCTCAGCTTGTGCGCTTTAGTGGCGGCTTCTTTATCCATGTCCGCGCCGATATAGCTGTCCATGGTTTTAGCCAACCGCACCAAGATGGTTTTGTGCGGCCGCTCAATGACGCCGCGCCCTTGGGAGTTGTACGGCAGCGAGTGGGTGATGGTGCCGCCCAGGCGGTCGACGACTTCATAAACTGTGGCGTTGTCAAAGCCTGAGCCGTTATCGACGTAGAACAGATTGAACATGCCCGCGCGGCTAACGGCATCGCGCAACGCATCCAGCGTGGCCACAGTCGACTCGGCAAGGTTGAGGGCGAAGCCAACGATCCGGCGCGTTGCCCAGTCGATAATCAACGTGATTTCGGGCCGGAAGGCTTGGCCGGTTAGCGGGTTGATCACCTCGGCGTCGAATGTATGGCCATCGGCCACCCATACGTCGTTGGGCCATAGGCCATCTGTTTTACGCCGCTTAAAGGGCTGCAACGCTTTCAGCTCATGCGCGCCCATACGGCCACGTTCGCGCGCTTCCGGGCTGAGCTTGGCAAGCCACCGGCGCACCTGGTGGATAGACGGATGCGGCGGCGGAGTCTGCTCGACCAGCATTTGGTAGGCCGCTTCTACGCTTGGTTTCTGCGGTTTCTGGTAACGCTTGAGAAAATCACCCGCCCAGGGCGGCATGCTCATATCTGCCTGGCGGCGCTTGGGTGCCAGGCCACGCTCGCCGTGCTTTTTAAAGTCAGCGATCCAGCGTTTTAACGTGCGCTCGCTGAGGTTGCGGGTAGCGGTTTTTCGGTCGTTGGCCAGCACCACGCGCTGCTTTAGGTATGGCGTTAGATCGTCCTCTTTTGCGTGGGCGACTAACGTTTCGATGGCGCGCTGCTGGCTGACCATCCGGCTCATGCGCTCGATCTCGCGCACGAAGGCCACGCGGGCGCTCATTACCTGGCGCTGTGCGTCGGTCAGCTGCTGCTGCCCTGGGCGCGGGTCTTCAGGTGTTGAACCCACGGTGCTGGCGGGTGCGGGCTCGGCGTTCTCCGCCTGTGCCAAAAGCAACGCGTTCTGGGTTTCGATAGGCAGCACGGCGAAGGCGTATTCGTAACCGCCACCGCGACCCATGCGTTTTTGAGCTTCCCAACCTTGCGATGTGGCTTTACGGATAACACCGCTGACGGATTGAGGCATGCCAGGCAGCCCTGCCAGCTCTTTAGCGGAGTACCAGTTCATTGGTCATCCCCCATCAGCCGCTTGAGTTCCTTCATTTCACCTTTGAGCTTTTCGAGCATCTGCTGGCGTTTGCCGTACTCGGCGGCCAGCGCTTCACGGCCATAAGCCACGCGGCCACCCCGTAGGTGAACGATCCAGTCAGTAAAGGCGTGGCTCTGACAGACCTCTTCCAGCAGCGGAATGCGGTAGAAAGGAATGTTGTGGTCGCAGCGCCCTGGCGAGCTCCAGGCATCCAGCATGTGCTTGGAGACGTCGTCGCCAGACAGGCGGCTCATCTGTGCAGCCACTTCGTAGCGGTCGACGGGGCAATCCTTCAGTACGACCCCGACAAGCTCGCTAACCTGGCTTGCGTAGTTGCCACTGCCCGGCAAAGGCACCACGGGGGCAGGCACTTCGAAGATGTCTAATGTTTGGGTATCTTTGACGCGCCTCATGGCTATGCCTCCCGCACCATTTGACGATGCGTCGACACGTTAGAAGCGCTATCCTTGTCGCATAAACGTTTGTGCGGCTTTGCGACAGTAAGCTTTTCAGCACGATTGGGGCGCTCACGGCATGGGGTGCCGTCGTGGTTCCAGCGCTCTGGCCAAACAGCATGGGGGCTAAGCCCAAGCTTTTTGGCGATAGCGCGTTCCATGCGTGGGTAGGGTGTGTACTTCACCATTTGCACTGCATTGCCGGTGACGCCCAGCTCATCGCTTAGCTTGCGCAAGCTCGAACCCTGGCTGCGGAGCTGGTACTTCAGCCACTCCCAGCGCTGGGTAGGATTAGAAGGAATTTGTTGGTTCAT